CAGCCCTCGTGCACCCAAGTTCATTTTAACAGCATGATTGGCAATAGCAGCAACTACAGTGTCTTCAATATTTAACTCAATTTGGTTGGCAGCAAAATAGAATTTATACTGCTCCAGTATGCCATTGTTTGTATTTTGTATTACTTGGCACAAATCGTCTACAGTCAAGTTGTTGGTATGCACAATTGACGGGAACCGTCCCATGAACTCGGGTATCATACCAAACTTGACAAAATCCACAGAGTCAGCTGGCAATCTTGAAACTGAGGTACTGATTGCATTACCAGTAAACCCTATGTTAGCACTACTGCGACGCCGACGAACCAATTCGTCCAGTCCCACAAATGCGCCTGACGCAATGAATAGTATTTTGGCTGTGTTGATTTCCACGGTATCACTGCCAAATCCTTTTCTTGGAGTAGTTATTTTGACTCGTGTACCCTCAACCAATTTCAGCAATGCTTGTTGCACCCCTTCGCCGTTAACATCCTTGCCTCCGGTGAAAGGTTCGTTTTTTCTAGCTATCTTGTCTACTTCATCAACGAACACGATTCCACGTTCAGTTTCTTCCACATCATTGTCGGCAGCTTGGTACAGTTTTTCAATGATAGCACTGGTATCGTCACCTACATACCCAGCTTCAGTTAATGTAGTAGCATCCACTATTACAAATTTGACTCCTAGGAATTCCGCAATAGTTTTAGCCAGCAATGTCTTTCCAGTACCCGTTGGACCCCATAACAGTATATTGGTTTTTTCTATGCGGTTTTCGTCGTCAAAAAGGCATCTTTTGTAGTGATTAACCACCGAAACTGCCAGCTTTTCCTTGGCATAACCTTGGGCAATCACATACTGGTCCATGTGGTTGTATATGGCCTGTGGGTCTAAATTAAACTCGCTGTCTTTGTCAGCAACCTTGGGTTTTTTAGATAGAATCTTAGAGCAAAGTTCTATGCACTCATTACAAATGCCAGCCCCGGGCGCCACCACCAATTTAACAACTTGTTCTTGGGACTTACTGCAAAAACTGCAGAGCGTTGGTTTGATATCCGACAATATAGTACCTGCTGTATGAGTTTTATTGTAACTGAATTAGTAGTCTATTGCAAAATAGGCTTATTCAAAAGTCGGCATCATTACCTTAGGCAAGTTTTTGGCTTTTTTTAGAGATTCTTCGGGATCGGGTTCGGCAGGAACTCCTGCAAAATCACCAATAGGTGCAACCGGTTGTTCCACAGGATCGTCTGTGATTATTACAGGGGCAGGAGTTGTTGTCGTTGTTATTTTTTTAGTAGTTGCTCTATATGCCCGTGGTCGATTTGATCTAGTTCGAATTTGGTCGATTTGATTATCAGTTAACGGACCATCATCGGGCGCATAACTTGGTTCAGGCTCGGACACGTCAGCAACATACGGGTCAGGCGCTGTAATGGGTTCTTCTAGTACAGTAACGGGTACTTGTTGTTTTGATTCACGTGCCCACGCCAATTCCCGATTGCCCGCCAATATCAAACACAGGGCCAATGGATCAAACACAATCACAATCAGTATAATGACCCAACGTACTGCTTGTTCAAGTAAGTTAGCGTCAGGGTTGTCTCCATAGACCAATGCGGCTATGTATCGGATTGGCCCAACTTCAGCTTCTACTTTGCGTAACTCTGCTGCCATTGGCGCACGTTGTTCGTTTAATTGGGCAATCGATACTTGTGCTTTAGCAATATCAGCTTGTAATTGGTCACGTTCTTTTTGTTGACTACGACGGAGATTGGCGCTACGGGCGGCTCCACGCTCGTCGGTTGTACGGGCCATGGTTTGATCCACGCTAGCATCCAACTGTTTAAGAGCTTGTTTAGCAGCATCAATGTTTTCCCGTTGTGTTCGTATACGTTCATCAATTATAGCAACCTGACTTGAACTATCACCCGATACTAGACTTTGATCACTGTGGGCTTTTGAAAGGAATCCAAATGTACCCAAACTGGTCAGCAGCATTAAAAATGCCACTGCTGGCACTAGATAACTTTTAAATCCCCAACCCAATCTCGCCCAATTCTTATGCAAAAATACTGTGGCTACAACTTTACCTATTTCCAGTACACCGCCCATTATAACCACCGGTACAACCGCAGCGGAGAAAATGGCAGTGAGTCCTGCGATAGAATAATAAGCAGCCACTGCACTCAGTAGCAGAGCCGTGGTTAAAATCACATATCCAAATAGCATAACGGTATTTATGCTATTCTACTGTATTCAACTAACTTGAGTCCGATTGAATATTACACATTCAATATTTTTCTATTATAGAGAAAAATATTTTCACCTCTGTATAAAAAATCAAAATCGTGTTGTGCTACAGCTTTAATGAAATTCCTTGATGAGCCCGAAAATGGTAGCATCCAATCATGTAGTTCAATAATTACCAGTGGAAATTTACTTAGCCAACTTGTATCTCCATTGAATAAGTTATCCTCACCACCTTCAATATCAATTTTTAGTATTAAAGGAGTTGTATTTTGAGTTGCCGAGTGGGCAAGTATGCTTGAAGGGGAAATGCTTTTTACTATTTTAATATTGGAGGTTGGATTTGACTCACTAATACGTTTAGTCATAAACCCCCAATCACTGCGACCCGGATCTTCAAAAACCAATTCACCATCCACATCGGCTATCGCGCCATTAAAATTAAAAACATTAAATCCTCTCGTGTTGATTTCTAATAAATGACAATTTGTAACATCTGGTTCTACTGAGAAAACAACTGAGTTGGGGTAGTTAATTGAAAAATATACAGCAGAAGCACCAATATTTGCTCCTGCATCAATTATCAAAGATGGGCGTATTTTTGATTGTTCATTGTGATACTCAATCAGTCTATTACCTTGTTGGTAACCCGAAATGTTGTAGTCATGGTTGTGAAAAATTTGACCGATAACACCGGTGTCCCCTACAGAATCTTCTCTAAAGCTGAAATTTATGTCAGTTCCATTCAATTTGAAAGATGAGGTAGAAATTTTCATTGTTTGTCCAAATTTATATGGTTATTTATCAAAATACCATACCATCATATTAGTGAATTTTAATGCTAGCCTACAGTATATTCTACTAACTTGATTCCAGCTTCGCGTATGGCCAATTCACAAATGGGGCAGGGTTTAGCATTCAGTGGCCTGCCATTAGCCCCATAGCGTTCAATGTGTATTTTATGTGGTACACCTTTGCGTATTTTTACCAGTGCCGACACTTCGGCATGTAGGTAAATTTTATAATCCTCCCCAGTTTCGGCAGCCAACTGTGCCTGCTTGGGATGAGTCTTTTTGGGAAAGTTAGTGCCTTCACTGAGTAGTCTACCACGCTTGTCGTAGACCCGTGCAGTCATTTTAGGGTAAGTATTCACCGAGTATTCAGTGCCGGGGCGTATTCACGAATCAGTTCACGCTCACGAGCATGAGCAGCAAGTCGTCCACGCACCCGTTCAACCAGCCAGTAAGTAAAACTCTCAGCACCGTATGTGCGAATTGCCGCACACAGTGTCCAGGACTTGTCTTCGGACTCTGCTCGCTGAATGTGCTTTTGAACACGTACCTTGATTGCACGGTTCGCGTTGCCACCAGCAACAGTGATGCCAATGTATTGCTCGCCAGTGACAGTGTTTTCCAAGCAGTAAACTGCATGGGTACTGTCGCTTCGCCGCTTGCGCTTTTTTGGGGGAGTTGTGGTGTCCATGTAGTAATTATAGCACCACCCCAAATGGGCGTCAACCAAATCTCAGGTGTTGCATCGCTACAACACCCGACGTTTAGTGTAGTGTTACGCTGGCCAGGCTTTCGGGATCGTCTACACCCATTAGCTGTAGCACTTCTTTGATTTTTTCAGGCATACGGCCTGAATAGTCTTCGGGGAAAAACACTGTTTTTAATTCGCCAGAACTGGTAACAATAAACCCAAAATCGGTATCGGTTATTTCCTTTTCGTAAATATCACTCACGTTTTCTTCAAAACTTGTCATAATACCGACTCCTTATAGTTGTGTTACATTAGTATTTAACTTAAAGTTTGGCAGCCACTTGTATATCTCTTTGAGTTTTTCGCTCTTTGGGTTTAGAATAAAATGTATGGTTGTCAATTCTACCAGTTTTATTTAGATTTTTCCAATTGGGCTTAACTGACTGATTATGAAAGTATGTGGCCCCAGAGGTAATGTCAAATGCTGTATTTGTCATTAGATAAGTTGCTATTTTCCAACTATCACGCCATTGTTGATTGTTGCGTGTTTTTAAGGCGGGTTCACAACGCCAACTGAATTGACAACTGCCGCCAACTCGTTGATTGACTACTCCACAAATAGTGTGTGCAAAACGACCACTGCGTACACGATTAAGAGTAACCAAGCCCACAGCCATTTTACCTGCTAGTGTTTCGCCAGCAGCTTCGTAATAAATGTTTTCAGCTAGACAGTTTAACTCGCGCTGATTAACAACGCGAGTTACTGTTTTTCCATCATCGGCAATATAACGCACTTCTCGATATTGCTCGGCAAATTCTTTTGCTGTTTGTTCTGCTTGTTGCTTGTGGTAATAGTCAATGCCATAACACATGGCACTGGCCAGCAATGCCCAAAGTACAAGAAATTTTTTCAAAATTATGCTCCAGTTATGATACTCCCTCGGGTAACTGGTTGAATTCCGGTAGTGGTTAGAATATAATGATCGGCTAATTCCTTAACTACCTGGGTGTGCATCATAACTGCAGACCGTTGCAGCTCTACAGCTACTTCAACGTCCATTCCAAACATGGCCTGCATAAGTCCAATGCCTTGTGCGCTAGGCACCACATTTAGTGGCTTGGACAGAGTCCAGCCACTGGCTGTGGTATTTACGACCCGAGCTAAGATTTCATCGCCATTCACTAATTTGAAACAGACGATGTCGCCGTCAGCGTAATCTGGTTTGAGTAACATAATATTTAACCTTGTTAAAGTGGTTATTATACTAGTACATCAACAACCTGTCAATAGGCTTCAGCGTAGTGGCCTACCATGGCATTTTTGCTGTAGCCCACAGTATTGGTCTCAAAAAAGTTTTCAATGGCATTGCTGCTGGTTAGCCAGTCCAACCACTCAAAAGGATTTTCCACATCAAACTGTGTTTTGAATCCCAACTGTGTCATGCGATAGTCGCACACTGCACGAATATAGCGTTTGACTTCTTCTTTGGTAATACCTTGTACGCCGCCCATCTCAAACGCACGGTCAATGAACTTGTCTTCCAGTTCAACTACTCGTGCTGCTGTGAGATAAATCTCACTTTTAAATTCATTGTTGACCACACGTGGGTGCTCGGCTAGGAACTTTCTAAACAGCAGTGCAATGCCCTGTACATGTACGCTTTCATCACGAATGCTCCACAGGTTGATGTCGCTCATGCCGGCCATTTTTCCAAAACGCTGGAAGTTTAGCAGCATGGCAAAGCTGGCAAACAAACACACACCTTCAATCAGCACCTGCTTGGCCAAGCTGATACCAATGTCACGGTAGCTGCGATTGTTCATGTCCAACATGTACTCGTACTTTTCTTTCATGTCCTCGTACTCGAGGAACTCTTGATAAAAGTTATCGCCAAAACCCAATGTGTCACTGAGCAAGGCATAAGCACGTTGATGTACACCTTCACGCCCAGCAAAGCTGCCCAACATGTTGCGTACTTCGTTGTTTTTAAACACCGGGATAAGGTTATCGTAGTAGTCGCTGCCCACTGCCACATCGCTTTGAACAAAGAGACGTAGGATACTGTTGATAAAGTATTTTTCTTGTTCGGTGATCTTGCCGGTCTTCCACTGTTCTACATCCTCTTGCAGTTTGGCCTCGCCCTCGTGCCAATGCAGTTCTTCGTGCAAGCGTGTGATCTCCACAAACTCGGGATACGCAGGAACATAAGTTTTACTGGTTTCTAATAATGACATGATGATCTCCTTTTTTAACCTTCACAAGCCACACAAGTTTCACTCTCTGTGGCTTCCTTCCAATCTTCTAGTTTGACTCGCTGCATGGCTTTGACAGTGTCGGCAGCCACTTTGGCACCGGTTTTAAAGTAGTAGAGACTCTTTAAGGTACTGCTGCGAATGGCTTTCAAATGCACACTGTTGATATAGGCACGTTCGGTGCCGGGCAGGAAAAACAAGTTTAGACTTTGACTTTGGCAAATATACTGCTGACGTGCTTCGGCATGTTCTACCAACCAGTGTTGATCAATTTCCCATGCAGTTTTGAACACTTCCTTTTCTTCGGCGGTTAATTCAGCCAAATGTTGTACAGAACCGGTGTTCTTTTCAATGTTTTTCCAAGTTTCCGGCGTGTTTGTGCCATACTTTTCCAGCACTGGTTCCAAGTAGCGGTTACGTACTTGAAAGATGCCGTTGCGTGTTTTTTGTGTGTAGGCATTGCT